AATATACAACGCAGTACTTGGGTCAATTTCTATTCTCGATGGCAAAGACAAACAACACGACAAAGGTCAGATTCCCAAGATATTATCGGACGCTCTATCTGTAAGTTTCGATAACTCTGTTGGTCATGACTATTTGGAGAACTCTGATGAACGATTTGAATTCTATCACAGAAAAGAAGAAAGAATACCCTTTGACTTGGACTATTTTAACAAGATTACAAAAGGTGGCCTTCCAAATAAAACTCTTAATATCGCCCTTGCTGGCACTGGTGTTGGCAAGTCTCTTTTTATGTGCCATGTTGCCGCTGGCTGTATGGTTCAAGGTAAAAATGTTCTTTACCTCACGTTAGAAATGTCCGAAGAAAAGATTGCAGAGCGTATCGATGCAAATCTTTTGAATGTTGATATTGGTGATCTTCAGGAATTGCCAAAAGATATATATGATAAGAAGGTCAATCGTGTCCGTGATAAAACAACGGGCAAACTAATCATCAAAGAATATCCGACTGCATCAGCTTCAGTAATTCACTTCAGAACTTTACTAAATGAACTTAATCTTAAGCGTTCTTTTATTCCCGATATTATTTTTGTTGACTATCTTAATATTTGCTGTTCTGCTAGGATTAAACCTGGCGCTTCTATTAACTCGTACACCTATGTCAAAGCAATTGCTGAGGAGTTACGGGGACTGGCTGTGGAATTCAACGTACCTATTGTTAGTGCGACCCAAACCACTAGAAGCGGGTATACATCAAGTGATCCGGGACTGGAAGATACTTCAGAATCGTTTGGACTACCTGCGACAGCGGACTTAATGTTTGCTTTGATTTCATCAGAAGATTTAGACCAACTTGGTCAAATCATGGTGAAACAATTGAAGAATCGTTATAATGATCCAACTTTCCACAAGAGATTCACAGTTGGAATTGATAGAGCCAAAATGAAGTTATATGATATTGAACAATCAGCACAAAGTAATATTGTCGATTCTGGTCACAAAGGTAACGACAAACCATTGAACACTTTTGGTAATGCTGAAAAGAAAAGCTTTGAGGGATTCAAAGTATGAAATTAAGTGTTGATGATGCTTTGCATTGTGCAAAGGTCTTTGAGGATTACTTTGGTAACTTTGGCCGCATTGATGAATATATGCGTGATCAAAAGTTAAATGCATTATCAGAAATTCCCACATCATTATTTCCACCAGAAGATGATCTATTCTCAGACTTCTCCATGGCACCAGCAGACATGGATTTTATCATTGAGGAAACACCAAATGAAACATGGGAAACACTTCTGTCAATTACCAGTTCTCATGTGAACATTCAACCAGTAGGCAAACAGATCAGAGTTGGTATCAAAGAGAAGAACACCGGAAAGTATGTGGGGTTCATTCGTTTGGGTTCACCAGTCATCAACTGTAAGCCTCGTAATGATCTTCTTGGACAAGTTTTTACGCAGAATCCTGACTGGTCCAAACGATTCAATCAGTCTGCAATCATGGGTTTCGTTATTGTACCATCACAACCATTTGGGTATAATTATCTTGGTGGTAAGTTGTTGGCTGCCATCTGTTGTTCTCACCAAATTAGAAACCTTTTGAATAAAAAATACGATATGGAAACTTGTCTCTTTGAAACAACAAGTTTATATGGTAGTACCAAACAAGTTTCACAATATGATGGTATGAAGCCATTAGTTCGTTATCAAGGGTTGACAGATTCAGACTTTTTACCTATGATGCACGGTAAACCATATGAAGATCTAAAAAACTTTGTTGAAGATAAAGTTGGTAAAATTGTTGATGATAACATTTCAAGTAGAAAACTGAAGATCAGTATGAAAATAATATCATTAACCAAATCTGCGTTAAAAGATAGTCCTGAACTAGAAAAATTTGAACAGATAATTAGTAACGCAAAAAACTTGACCGAACAAAAGAGATATTATTATTCCAACTATGGTTTTAAGAACTTCATTGACTATGTGAACTGCAAAACAGACAAGTTGATACCAGATGAAAACTATGATAAGTTTGAATTGTCAAATATTATAGACTGGTGGAAGAAGAAGGCAACAAATCGTTATGAGAATCTACAGTCCGATGGTCGCCTAAGAAACGAACTTGAAATCTGGACCTCTGGAAAAGACATACAAATAATCAGATAAATAGATTAAACCAACCATTTTTTGCGACTATGGCAGCCAATTTATCCGGATCAGAATTAACCAAACCAGGTAGAGAATACAGAATAAGCATCTTTCTCAAAAAATATGAGCAAGGTGAAGATTTTGAATTGGTGTCTCCTTTAAAAGGAACCAAAAAAGTTAAGTTGATCTATGATAAAAAAATTGCCTCGCAGATAGAAAAAAAACAAAGTTTAGGAACAATAAAATTTCAAACAAATGTTGGCCAAGAAATTAAATTATCACATTTAGCAAAGACTAAAGAATTTGGTGGCCAGGCCGATTTAGAAAAAAGTACAACACATATTGAAGAAGCAGAAATTCAATCGATAAGAGAACAATTATCTGATATAAGAAAAAAAACAAAAGAATCTACTGTACCAATAAAAATTAAAAATGTAGTATATGAAGTAGCTGATGTGCAAAAAACTCCAGGAACACCAAAATCAGATTTTCATTTTTTAGATATCAATGGTAAAGAAATTGTTTGGATGTCACATAAAGATGGAAGCAAACCTAATGATTTTCAACAATGGGGTGGAATTTCTAAAACTGTTCCAAATGTACATAAACACAAAGAAACACAAGAGTTTTTATCTCAAATTAAAGAGAATTTTCCTGAAGGACTTGCACCAAAAACAAGCATTGTAAAAAATATAAAAGATAAAATAATAAAATCAAAATCTGTTTATGGTGATGACTATAGGGTTAGTTCAAGAAATTATGGTCAAAATAATGTAACTTTAGTTTTACAAGGTCCTGTGAAATTAAAAAAAGTTGGTCAATACTATGTTATTGATGCCAACCATGTACATACAAATGGAGAAAAGATGGGTCCTGGTTATGATCCTGTATTTAATGCTAATTATAGACAAGGTCGCGGTCAACCTGTACCAAATGCTCGAGCTGGTGTTTATCCAGAGGGCGGCGTTACTAGAAAAAATTCAATTAAACTTCCGGAAAAATAAAAATGGCATTAATTGATTTTGATAAATTAGCAAAACAGTATGAAATGGATGATGATTTCGGATTTTCTGCTGTCAGCGAAGAAGAATACAATAAAGTTATTTCAGAAAAAGCTGACACAGTAGAAGAATTCAGAGAGAGACTGCAACAAGTTGAAAAGATCATTATCCCATTCCTAACCAAACTACATACTACAGGCGATAAAGAATATATCTATTGGCCAAACCGTAAACCCGTTATTGAAAAACAAATAGAAAGAATATTAAAACTTACTAGGACTTGATTATGTCTGCTACTGTGATTATACCAACTACTGGTTCTCCGGAGTTGAAATGTGCCATTGAATCTGTATTGAATCAAACATACCTCACCACTTGTTATGTTGTTGCTGATGGACCAAAATTCTATCAAGCAACAGATGATATCGTAAAACAATACCCAAAAGAAAATATAAAATTGTGTAACATTCCCATAAATGTTGGTGCCAATGGTTTTTATGGCCATCGTGTTTATGCGGCTTTTACACATCTTATAGATACTGATTATGTCATGTATCTCGATCAAGATAATTGGTATGATGAAAACCATGTTAAAACTTGTGTCGATACAATTCGAAACAACAGTCTAGATTGGTGTTATTCACTAAGAAAGATACACAGTAAATCTGGTGAATACCTATGTAACGATGATTGTGAATCTCTTGGTAAATGGAAAACATATCATGGAGTAAATCATATTGACACAAATACATATTGCCTAAAGACTGAAGTTGCGATAAGATTGGCCTCTGTATGGCACGGTGGCTGGGGCCAAGACCGTGTTTTCTTATCTGCAATATCACAACACTTTAAAAAATGGGATTGCACAGGACTATACACAGCAAACTATCGTGTTGATGGTGGACCTGGTTCAGTCAATAAAGAATTCTTTGATAACGGAAATGAAGTAATGCGAAAAAAATATAATGGAGTGTACCCATGGCGAAAGACCTCATAATTGGTGGTTTCACTAACTACAACTACGATCAATTAAAACCTTGGGTCGAATCTATCGATGAATGTGGATTCACCGGTGATAAAGTTCTTGCTGTCGGAAACACAACAGAAGAAACAATAAGAGAACTATTGGATAGAAAATTTATATTGATTGACATCCCAAATGATTTGAATATTCCAATTCATGTTGCAAGATTTATTTTCATA